GCTGGGTGATGCGACCCTTAGTTTTCGGAACCGGATCGTCAGTTCGAAAAGGTGAAGATGTTACGGTGACTAGACCTGAGCAAGTGCTAGACTGCCCGGTGTACAGCAATCTCCATCCCATCGAGGTGATTCTAGCCTTATCAGCACTGATATATGATGAACTTGCGCCCGTCAAGGTGTCCTGCCAAGATGTGGAACCGCCAGCTTTTGTACAAGCTATTGGCACCCACTGGGAGGAACTAGCGCCGGTATAAGTAACATTAAAGAACCCACCAGTCAACGCTGCTGAAGCATTGCTGAAAGATGAGCCTCCTAGCGTTACCGTTCCCGAATCACACTTGAAAAGGGCATTGTAAGGCAGTGCTGGTAAAGTGGCTAGCAAGAAGTTAGTTGGTGTGGAACCGATAGATATATCGGTGAAGGTGTAAAAGTCCACGACCGTTCTTGGATCACCTGAACCGTCTGGGAGTAGAGCGGCGGCCCCACCGCCCCACGGATGGAGCCTGCACATGGTCCAGTCTCCGGCGTCTTTTTCCGTCGTCATGTTCAACTTCCTGAGGGCATTCTGAGTAGTGGCCAATGTTCTGGCACTCATCACCTTTTGACCCGTGGGTAAAGGATTGCCCGTGGCCTGCGTGGCAGGCTTGCCGGCTCGTCTTCTCCGTTGCCTACGCTGACCGGCTGCGTTCTTGGCATTGGGTTTTGGTTGTTTTGGTGGCATTACTGCAAATGAAAGTTTTGATAGCGGTTGATGTAGGTTTTTAGATCTTGGGTAGACCTTAGTTGCCCGGCCATCTCGATCTCCCAATCCACCTGCTGTTGTGGTGTGAATCCGAATGCGATAGAGAAATCTTCCCTTGTCTCCATTGGAATATCCGATAGGGTGATGGCATCGCTACTGGCGAGTTTAGCCGGGTATTTGTCAACCGCTCCTAGTGGTCTTACACTCAAAGCTCTCGATAGTAATAGTACAGAAAAGGACTGCATTATTGGAACTCCGGATGACACAGCTAGCTCACACAAAGCCGTGCCTCCAATGTATCTCAACAAAGCAGTGCTGTACTTACTATCACAGTAACACATTCTAGACATGGTTCTGATCGGTTCTTTGACCATAAACCACTCTAGCTTTCCTCTGATTAGCTTCCTTATTGGGGATGCTTGACAGTACACAATCTCTTGGAAGTGATCCGCGACCTTCTCCACTCCTGTCTCCATGTTAAAATGCCTAAACAAATGGACGCAATCAATCAATTGCTGCCTATGCTGAGCTTCGGCAATTATGACTGAATCATCTCCATTTACATGAATGCGAGCATTTATCCCTAGGTGGCTGCATACAGTGTAGATCATAACATAGTTGAGGAGCGTGTTACCCTCAGAAGTGGTGTACTCTCCTGAGGCGCGGTGTCCTTCAAGCTTATACCTTAGTCCGCTTTGAGTAGTTCCTTTGTTGTGTAATTGTAATTCTAATAGCCTTGACAAGAATGGCGATGCAAACAATGTGTTCCAATACTCGTGCTCCAAATTTAATAAATCAAGAACATAGTGGCCATCAAACTTGGAATGATCCAAGCACACAGCCACTGGGTTCTTAAAGCTATCCCACGATTGTCTTAATACTTTCGCGATGCCGGGATTATCATGGAGCTTGGTGAAAACAGTGTTCAATTCTTGATCGTTGAAAACGCTCAATTTTGTAGTTTTTAATAACATACTATGCGTTAAAATATAAGACTTTAGACAGTACAAGTATTCATAAGATCTAAATTGAATAAGTCTAGGTGGCTTACCATCATCGATCTTCTCTAAAGGAATTTTCTCATACTTGACAAAGGCGCTAAGCCTTGCTTGTGCTGGCCCTACGTCCATTCGCAACGATTTCATGTTGCGATAAGCGTTCTTGTATCGTTTGACGATATTTGGGCGGGTGTGCTCTATCACAGAGGAGTGCCCCTGGCGCTGGAAGGATATTTCATGCTTAATGGTGGCCGCAACCCGCAATAGGTTGTGTCTCAGCAGGGGCCACAAGTAACCCCTAGGCTGGATGTCTCCAACAGCATGTCTTCTTAATAGCGCGTCGTATTCGTTGCATGCGCACTTGTTCCAGTAGCCCTGTTCTTGGATGCCATTAAAAGAAAATAGCTGCCAATAATAGGACTGCTTGTGACTCCCTTCGCGCCCACTACGTACCGACAGATGGCCAGCGGGGTGATCGTAGTCCCCGTACTTGGCGGCGCAGCAATGTGCCGGTAGGCGGCGAAAGGTGTCTTAAACGGAAAGACCCGTTGCCTTAGGCATTTTGAGCGTTGGCAAAAAGTCACTTAACAATGACTTCTCCTGAAATGTTCTTAACAGGGATACCTTGCCCAAATCGCCGGCGAGGGTCTTGTTGAGATGAACCATGTTGTCATAGTTCTTCTCATTCTTCAGGTGTTGTCTGAACTTCATCTCTTGTTCATTCACCATAAAAGCAACGATG